ATGGCCTTCCCCCAGCCATAATAGGCCACCAATGGTCCTCATCTGGTGCGTTCGTATCAGCAATAACCCCATACCAAGACGGACCGCCATCCCTCATCGAGGGATAACGACCAACGCGCATGGTACAAGCATCAACGATTGACTTGGGAAACTCTCTGGCCTCATTCAGCCAGATACCCGTCAACTCCAAAGACAGGAGTTTCTTGACATCTTCTGGCCTATCGAGTGCGAGAAAGATGGCTTCCAAGTCAACATCGCCACGTTTCAATCGATGCGTGTAAGGAGGCGGATGCCATAGCATCTTGCCCCAGACATCCTCCGGAAACCAATCAAGCCATGTCTTTATGGTTGTGGTTCTCAACTGTGGATAGGAGTTACGGACAATAGCCCAGCGGGAATGTCTTATCCCATCCGGCCCTTTCTGCTGTTGTAATGAGCGGCGAAATACCTCAACAGCGCATCCAACTGACTTGCCGCTGCCGACAGGACCACGAAGATCCCCTGAAAAAGGAATCATCCTTCATGAACGCCTTGAGCGTTTCACCATCAGGTTTGTAGTTAAACTTAACCAATTAGGTTCTCATCAACAGCTTTCTTGAGCATTGGCAGAAGAATCTCCGGACCAATGGCATCAATAAACTTATCGCACTCGAAATTCGTCAAGAGACCAGTTGGGTAGAATTTCAAATGCGTCTTACGCACAATCTCCCGCAGCCTCTGGCGATCAGTATGGCTCAGGAGACTGGAGAAACTTCCAGTCTGTTCATTAGTCATGTTGCGCTGTCTTGATCAAAGTGTTCTTTGCAAGTTCAAGCAAATAGACGAGTTCACTCATAACCATGGGATTACAGGTCAGAACAAACTCGTCCTCATTTGACCAGCCAATTACAATAGCGTCTTTGAGTTTACCGCGCACATCATCCAAGATGTCATCTACGCTGTATTCCCCAAGCTCGTTTTTCTTGTATTCGGCTAGATCGATGATTGAACTATCGTTCATTTCATCTTCTTTTTCATAGCTGCCTTCATAGCCATCATAGCTGCTGGCTTCTTGCCACCAGCCTTCGGCATCTTAGGAGCGGCTTTCGCCATTGGTTTGCCCATTGCTTTAGCCATTTTTCTTCCCTTCTGCTGCAAGTTTCTGGAACTTGGCCTTGCCATACTTCTTTCTTCCAATATAAGCGGCAAGAGCCTTTGGATCCTTTACACCCCTTTTCTCCAAATCACCAACAAGTTTTTTGTAACGCTCGCCAGAACCCAACTTTGGTTCCTTCTTTTCGTGCTTACCAGACTCTTTCATTTCTTCTTTTTCCTCGCTTGATACTGGGCAAGCAATCGACGGCCCTTGGCTACCGCACTTGCCTTGTCCCCACTATGTCCCCATGCCTCAAGAGACAGCTTCAATCTCGTTTTATCACCATTCGGCTTATATAAAGGACCAGCTGCCGATCCCATGCGAACAAGGAAACTACCCTTCCTCCGCATCTCATCCGGCCCACTCGGACTGCCCTTGACCGGAGCCTTCAGATTCCCGCCCGTCTCTTTCTTGTAAGACGCACGACCAGCGGCGTTCAATCCACCCTGCGGATCTTTACCACCTTTACGCTGCCAAAGAGGAGTAGCCATAATTCACCGTCCCTTTCAGCGGGGAAAATATTTCAAACCCTTTGTTGCGGAAATGCACCGAACCTTGGAGGGGAAAAATACTTGTAGGGGTGATTGTCGTAATGAGTGACTCAACATTTTTGACCCCCCTGTCACGTTATCCACAACCTATCCGAGATCAATACTAACCGAGATACTACCGTCAACACGGTGGTCGATACGTTCAGCAGCTCGTAAACCTGCACGATCCAGTAGATCACGGGATGCTTCTAACTGCACATATTCGGATTTAGCTTCAGTGCTGAGACGTTCTATCGTTCTAAACGCTTTGGGTAATGAAGCACCGATAGCCAGAGTGGTTCGCTTGTATATCTCTTGGATAATCAATGGGTTACGAAGCAATCTACACGCCTCAACATGTGCAGACTTTTCTGCGTAACCAGCCTCCTTTGCGGCTGCCGTTCCTTTACCACCATTCGCTACATAACACTCGATGAACGTGTCTTGTTTGCGCGTTAGATTAGGGATTCCATCTTTAACTACAGGACTTAATAGGGACATCGAATACTCACATCTCAAACCCGAGGGGGATAGATAAGGGGGAGTTGCATAACCATGTCAAGTGCACATGAGCCATTTCTCCTGATTCACCTTCAGTGCTCACCATGATCCACATCTCCCTTTGAGACATACGTCCTATCTCGTCGTATCCCTTGGTCGCTCGCATCCGTCCTCTCTCTATGTCAACGGGCAAGCCGTTCCCCTCGCTACGCTCGGTGACATGATTTCGTCCGGCTGCTTGCTGGGGATACCGACGGATAGTCCGTCGGATGTTCAAAATGGAGAGTATCATGTCTAAGAAAGCACATAAGGTTGTATCAGCAGAAGATCTTGCTCAGAATGTCATCTTTGGGTTGTCCAACCTATTCAACTATACAATTACATATGAGGATCAACAAGGTAAAACTGTAACTGCCAATACAATGCGCTTTACATTGACCAGCGCGTTCAATGGTCTTGCATACAGCCTGTCACGTCAGAAAGACTGGCTCTTAGGTCAACTAGATATACAACGCGACAAAGCCAAAGAAGTGTTGTTTGCAGCTAATGGCACAGAAATTTCTATCCAAAACATCCATCGTGCCACAGAACGTCTGGAACGTATCGAGGAAGAGATGGCTGCCCTCGATCTCCTACTCACAAAATGTATTGCAGCCCATAATGCAATCTCACCTAAGCAGTTTGAATACAAGGCTCAACCAAAGCCCGTTCCTAGCAAGAATATAGATGTCAATAACACTGACGTTCAACACCTTGCTCGCAAGCTCGACATCAGCCTTGACAGTCTGCCAAACACCAATGGCGTAAACTAATCAAAACGGAGGGCGGGACTAACCATCCCGCTCTCCTATTTTTTTAGAAGTTGGAGACCACTATGAAGATCTTGAGCAACGCGATCTGGACCTATCTTTTAGAGGCAGTGGCCCTGTTCAGTCTGGGCCTTGTGTGGATAACTCTGTGGGTGGCTCTGCCCTGACCACAATCGTAAACCAAAAGGAGAAGATCAATGATTCACTTCGAAAATAAATCCATGTTGTCTGGTTGCATAAACACCATGATCTTTGACATGGAACCAGACGAATTCTATTCCGCCTATAATCATTGGCAGAATGGCAAGCTGATTCAGGATGCCTTCCCTAGCCTGTCAGTTGCCGAACGAGAGTTTCTCATGACGGGAATTACTCCCGATGAATGGGAAGACTTTGATATGTATGAAGACCGTCAACTAGCGTCCGATATGTATGGACACCACTTCTAATAGGAGAGACAAATGTATTACGTTATTAATTTGGGATACTCACGTCGCCTTCTTGTTCCCATGACCGACAAGAGTTCGGCAGCCGTTAAAGAATTGTTTGACTGCACCTATGCAGAAGAACGATATGTTCAAGGTGTAGGCCAAGTCTACAATGTGACAGATGATTTTTGTCAGATCGAAGTCATGTCGGATGAAGCAATTGATGACAAGATGATGAAGGGAATTGCAAACCCACGACCAGAATAAAGGTTCTCCCCGAGGGTTGCATTTGTGCAGTCGCTACTGTATAAGTGCAACCCAAGGAGAATTGCTATGCTGATTGGATACTATGAACAACTGCTCGTATTATGCCGTGGCTCTGATGAAGAACTGAAAAGAGCATGTGCCAAGGCTGGTGTTCCAAGCAGCACATATTATAGGGCCAAGCATGGTCAAGAATTACGATTCAGCACCGCCCAAAAGATTGCCAGCCATATTCAAAAATACGATAGCGATCCCGACCAAAGTTTATGTGAACCGTCCGACCCAAATGGAGACGGCGTTTTACAAGGAGATGATTGCTGAATTAATTTATACTCGTAAGAGTAAAAAGATCAGCCAAGAATCGCTCAATGCTTTGCTTGGTGTGACAGATGGGCAAGTAAATAAATGGGAGTGCGGTGCCCGTCTGCCGTCCTCCTTTAATCTAATGTGCTGGTGCAATGCCCTTGGTCTGACAATAAAACTCGAGGCTATCAATGACAAAATGAAAAAGTATCCGTCTCAACCCGTGAGACAGGTCGCCGTCCGACTAGAAATAAATACAATGCCAATGGTCGGAGGGTAGATGGTTACTGGTTTGCGAGTGATTCAGAAGCCAAGCGTTACGAGCAGCTTGAAGATCATGGTTGAAGAAGGCGTGATTGATAAGCTGGAACTGCAGCCAGAATATAAAATTATGCTGAAGAATCAACACATTACTACATATCGTGGAGACTTTAGATACGCTGTCCTCGATGACATGGGCCGAATCAAAAAGGTGGTTTTGGAAGATGTCAAGGGGATGGTGACGGATGTATATTTGATCAAAAAGAAATTGGTCGAAGCCGAATATGGAATTAAAATACATAGAGATACCAGCCTCCAAGGTAAATCAATGGGCTGGAATTACACCCTAAAATAAGAGGCAACCATGTCGATTGAGGCTCTCAACTGGGCACTCAATCTGCAACTGGATAAGCCAGTCTGGAAGTCCGTTCTAATCGGGATCGCAAACCACGCGAATCCGAACGGTCAGGCTTGGCCTAGCGTTGCACGATTGAGCCTATATTCAGGATTCAAAGAGAAGGCTATCCGGTCTGCGATCAAGCAACTGATCGATGCCGGCTGGCTCCATCAGGAGTTACGATCTGGTACCACGCCACTCTATACCCTACCTATCGAGGGGTATACCCCTGTGAGGGGGACTCCCCCTGAGAAGGGGAGGGACTCTCCCCCTGACGGACACCCTAACCATAATAGAACCATCAAAAATAAAAATAAGATGCAACTAGATTGGATGCCAACGACCTCGATGATTGAGTTCGCTCATGCCAATGGCTTTAATGCAAGGAGAGTGCAAGATGAAGCAGACAGATTTAGGGACTATTGGATCGGGACTGGTAAACCAATGGCAGACTGGGAAGCCACATGGAGAAACTGGATCCGGCGCAATAACTCTATACAAGGATCGAGATCCAATGGAGTCCGTCAATCAGTATCCGGATTGGCTGCTCAAAATCGTGCCGTCCTCGACGCTGTTCTTGGTGACATATATCAACATGAAGCGGCGATTGCCGGAGACCACCAACAAGTCGGAGGCAATGACGCGCCTCGAAGAATTGCTTCATATAATCAAAAGTAATCTAGAGCCAGCAGATCCACAGGCAATCCTTCATGCACTCGAAGCAGTCGCATCTGTATTCAAGACAGCTTTGCCAAATCAGATAGGTCTCAAAGTATATCTCAGTATTCTAAAAGACATGCCAGTTGTTGCACTGCAAAATGCTTGCATCAATGTTTGTGCAACGCACAAGTATCCCAATATGCCTTTGCCGTCCGCCTTCCTCGATGGAGGCGGTCCGTCAAAGTTCATATTGGAAAGCATAAAAAATAGAACAGAGGTCGCAATAAATAACTTGCGGTCGATGCAATAATGCACTAAGAAATAAACATAAGGAGAGAAATCTATGGACAGACTAGGTTATATCGGTGGCACCGATTCGCAGCGTATCATGGCTGGCGACTGGGTCAATCTATACCGTGAGAAGAAAGGGTTAAAGCAACCCGACGATCTATCAGGTAACTTTCAAGTTGCACTTGGTAAATACACTGAGATCTTTCACATCGATTGGGTCATGAAGAAACTCGGCTATCAATGGCGAGCAAAGAATGATCTGATTGTATCAAAGACGATACCATATATGGCGGGTCATCTTGATGGATGGATCGAAGATCTTAATACATTCATTGAAGTCAAACATACAAACGAATGGATGAGCGCAGCTGAGAAGGCAAGATATTATATGCCGCAGTTGCAGCACTACCTCTTCATCACAGAAAAAGACTTCTGTTATTTCTCAGTGATCAGAGGCAATCATGATCCTGAATATGTAACGATCAAAGCTGATGCAGATTATCAGCATGACCTCATCGAGCGTATTAAATTATTCTGGTGGCACATCGAGAATAATACCGAGCCACTCGGAGATGAAATGTCACAAGGCCAGATTGAATATGCAAACAAGCTGGCAGAAAAAGTGCCTGTCAATAATCTAAAGAAGATTGACATGACCAGTAACAATCAATGGTCTGTCTTTGCCAAACAATATCTTGAGACACTAAGCCAAGTCGAGACCCATGATGAGGCAAAGCAATGTCTTAAGGATCTTGTGACATCAGACATTGGCGAAGCCTATGGACATGGCGTTACCATCAAGCGCGACAAGCGCGGTTCATTACGGTTCACAACAAAGGGAGAGTGAAATGTTAGCCGGAGATTTATTCTCACATGCAATGCTCAAGGCACAAGAGACATCGATGAAACTCCATCGCCGTCAAGACCAGCCAACGAGCATCGAGGCAGCGCAAGCAATTGCACCCAAGCTGAATGAGATACAACAACAAGTATTAATTTTTGCAGCAAGTAAATTAAAAGGATTTACTGATGTTGATCTGAATGAATACTTTAAATCAACAGCATCGACATATCGAACACGCCGTGCCGAGTTAGTTGCCAAAGGATTTATTGTCGATAGTTGGCAGCGTGTGAAGGTCAATGGTCGCAAACATATCGTATGGATATTGAAGGATTATCTATGACATTTACAGAAATGGAACATGCCTACTATGATCTTGCTATGGATGCGGCAAGATCAAATGATCTACATGTTCAGCGTATTGCACTAAAGCATCTGGCAAAAATCCATGAGCATCAGCGGGAGACGAACGAAGAGACAGATAGACAGATTGATCAGTGTCTAACACAAGAACAAAAAGCAATGCTCAAACGAGCAACATTCCATATCATAGGAGAGAGATCATGAATATATATCAGCGACTCGCCAAGGTAATGGGCGAGGTAGATTATATCCAGAAAGAAAAGAAGCAAGGGATGCGTTATAGTATCGTAAGCCACGATGCAGTAACCGCAAAGGTTCGTCCTATTCTTCTCAAGCATGGCATCGTTTATCACATATCCGATCTTTGGTATGAACAGATTGGCAACCGCACTCAAGTCAAATTGGTTGTTACATTTGTTAACATCGATGCACCAGAAGAATGCATCGAGTCACATTCAATTGGCTTTGGTATTGATGACCAAGACAAGGGTGCGGGTAAAGCAATTTCGTATGCAGTTAAGTATGCTTTGCTCAAAACTCTTGGCCTCGAGACAGGTGATGATCCAGATGAAAACCAAGATGCAGTCTTCAATGATCCAATTGTAGATGAGATCTTAACTTCAATTGATCTTGCATCTACACCAGAAGATTTGTCTGAAGTTGCATCAACAATTAAAAATAAATCTTCCAATATAGATAAAGGCACACTCGCTATGTTGCGTTCGCGTTATGCAAAACGTCAAACAGAAATCTTTAACAAGTAAGGAGAGACTATAATGTATGCTTCAATTCAAGTGATCGGTAATGTTGGCAACTTTGAACTCAAGGAAACCAACGATAAGAAGTTTGCCAAATTCTCAGTCGCAACGAGCGGCTGGTCAAAAGAGAATGGCAAGAAGACCACATGGTATAATGTCGTATGTTGGAATGGTAAACTCTCAGAGTTTCTTTCTAATAAGGTTGCCAAGGGTAGCAAAGTATTTGTTACTGGCGAATTGCAGCAGCGCGAATATACCGACAAGAATGGCGCAGTTAAAACCGCAATCGATGTGGTAGTCAGTCCATTCAGTGGCAGGGTTATTATCCTGTCCGATTGGGCAGAAGGTGCAGCAGCAGAACCAATCGACGATAGCGTTCCATTTTAAGGAGAAAACAATGAACGCCTATGACCAACTGACAGAACAATTGGTTAATATGGTTGACAGCGCAACGGGGGAATGGAAACCCCCGTGGCGTATGTCCGGCCTTGAGTGCCACCAGAACGCCAAGACCCAACGCAAATATCAAGGCATGAATGTTCTAATGCTTTGGCTTCGACAGATGAAAAACGAATATGAACTTCCATTGTGGGCTACACTCAAGCAGTGGAACTCGATGGGTGCCAAGGTAAAGAAGGGCGAGAAGGGAACTGCCGTAGTTTTCTTTGACCAATACAAGAAGCAAATAAATGGAGGAGATGATCTTGTTACATACTCGATTGCCAAAACACATTATGTCTATAATGCGGATCAAGTCGAAAGATATGAACTACCGCAACAGCCAGCTCCCCTCGATCACAATCCAATTGATGATGTCGAATTGTTTATTAAAAATACAAAGGCAGACATCCGGATACACGGTGAGCGAGCGTTCTATGTCCCCTCGCAAGACTACATAGGCATGCCAGTGCTTGGCAAATTCAAAACTGCCGAGCATTATTATTCCGTCACGTTCCATGAACTTACACATTGGACTGGCGCAAGCAAAAGACTTGATCGCAAACTTAGTGGCAAGGGTAATGCGTTCCGAATATGCCTACGAGGAATTGATTGCAGAACTTGGTGCAGCATTTCTCTCGGCAGACTTCGGGATTATCAATGAGGTCAAGGAAGAGAACGCACAATATCTAAAGTATTGGCGCGATGCCATGAAGCAAGACAGCAAGATCATATTCAATGCAGCAGCGGCAGCAACCAAGGCCGTCAAGTATATGTATGATCTTCAACCAAGCATACAAATGGAAGAGGAGATGGCGGCATGATTATGGTTCGAGACTGCGCTCAAGTTGTAGCGGATATTTTATCTGTCCCAATCAAGGACATCTATGGAATACGCAGACATCGAGTCATTATGGAAGCGCGTTTCTATACATATTGGCTTGCCAAGAACTACACTATGTTCTCATATCCTCGTATCGCAAAGGCAATGAATCGAGATCATACAACGGTCTTGCATGGCGTTAGAAAGATCAATGGTCTTCTTGAGAAACGCAATGATCGAGCGGTCCATTATTGCAAGCAACTCAAAGAAGAACTCGATAGACGCTTTGGCAATATAGAAGAAAAGATTATCGAGACATGCGAGGAGAATGAACTCCGCGACATGATCCCGATCTTGACCAAGAGACTTTATCTAATCACACGCAAGTTATCAAAGGAGAACCAACATGAAACCAATCCAGCAAATCTCTAAGATCTTTGAAGAAGCAGACAAGATTATGAAGGAACGCCATGAACAATATGGCGACTATCGCAGCAGCACACAACGCGCTGCGGCTATGGCCTCGATGATTACGAGTAAACATTTCACAGCCTATGATGTCTCAATGATTCTCTTTGCCGTGAAGTTATCAAGGATTAACCAAGATAAAAACCATCATGATTCTTGGATCGATGGTCTGAATTATTTTGTCATGGCATCTGAATTATCCAATGAGAAGACGGATAGTCAGGTGATTGAACTCTCATTAAAAAAGGTGAGCAATGATGTCAGCAGCGCAATTAATTCGTGATCCGTTCCTGATCTTTCTAATGTTTATATACATTAGCACGGTCATTGTTTTCATCATGTCTTTGTTTAGGTGACACGGAGACTAAAGCCAATGAACCTTATGGATAATGTCAACCGCATTATTGCGGAGTTAGAATATTATTATCGAGTAACTGGCGATCCAATCTATTATGATGCTTGCGCGTTAATAAAACATCTTTTGGAAATTATAGATACTGACAAAAGGATAGACATATGACTGGCATGGTAAGCAAAAGGTTAATGGTCGCAAGCAGATATGCAGATCCGGTAACGGTGGACCATATAATCCAATTAAAGAAAGAACTTGCCGAGGTAATAAGGCAGAGAGATAATGCCTTGGATATGTGCTCGACCTTGGTGCGTATGAATAAGAAACTCAATGATGAGATCTGGGCGTGGACAGATCCAGAGAAGCGGAGAGACCCATAATGTTAGATAGATTCAATAGACTCGCAACAGGCAATCGTATTGTTGTTAGATCAAAGAATCCAAAGGTTGCACATAAGTTTCTATTAGGAACTATTGTTTATACAACATCGCAATATGTCTATGTAGAAATGGATGCTACTGGTGGAACCCGTAAATTCAAACGAGAGCAACTCCTATATGCTGCGTGAAAAAGATATAAAGAATTTTGTATCTTCTCTTGGAGGTCATGTATTAACTATTCATGTAAGCAGACACTATAAAGTTGTTGCGTTGTTCGGGAAAAAAATAATTAAGTTTGTCCATCCTAAAAGCCCGAGCGATCATCGAGGACTTAAGAACTTGGAGAGCCATATCAAAAAGCAATTGAAGGCTTAACATGAAACCACGCATTGCATTATTCATTCATGATCCAGAAGCAAGTCGAGAGTGTGCAGATGCCATGATCGAGGTTCTATCTGGTGAGTTTCAAATAACAACATTCAATGAAGAGGAGTTTGATTATGTTCTTAAAGATGCGGATATTGTTGCTTTTGGAGGCGGGATTGGAGACGCTCAAAAATATATATGACTTCTTTAAGAGAAGAGAAGGCAATGCTATTGCTGACTTTGTGTCTTCTGGTGGGAAGTATCTTGGTATCTGTATTGGGGGCTTATTGGGCTGGTCGGAATTATTTTGATTTGCTTACTGATATTGAGCCTACTCAGTATATCAAACGACCATTTGCAGATGTTAAAAGATCGTTTGCAACAGTGGCTCAAGTAGAATGGGGAGACATTGAAACTAAGATGTTCTTCTATGATGGGTGCACGTTTGAGGGTAATGGACGCGCTCAACTTATAGCTAGATATTATAATGGAGATCCGATGGCAATCATCCAAGGACGAGTCGGTTTAATTGGTTGCCATCCAGAATCACAAGAGAAATGGTATAATAAGAAATACCTTAAGAAGCATTGGCATGGCGGATTGCATCATGAGTTGCTTCTATCATTCACTAAGAAACTAATGAGAGTTAAGTAATGGATATAGTTGAACGATTGCGTGGAAATACAGACGAGCAATTAGCTGGGTGGCAAATCGTTGTTATTATGCACGAAGCCGCAGACGAGATTGAGTTTCTCCGTAAGGAGCGTGCTCGGTTGCGGGAAGCGTTAAAAGAAATAGCAACTGAAGAATACATTGATCCTAAAATGATAGCTGAAGAGGCGCTTTGGTATTCCAAAGCCGCCCGTGCCGCGCTGAAAGATTAAATAATATAATCACCACGGAATACAGGGCGACCATC